AATGGGTGGGGCAAATGACGCCCGACGTCATGTTAGGAGTATTGGATATGTTTGATTGGTTCAAGAAAAAACACAAGAAGGCAGCAAAGCGTGATTCAGTTGACAATGTCAAAATCAAGGACCAGCCGGTTGGAGAACCTCCAAAGACTGCAAAGCAGATTGCCACTGAACGTGGCGAGCCTTGGGTGCAGGTGTTGAGCATAGATGTTGACCCTAACAACTTACACCAAGGTGCATTTGATTTAGACTGGAACGAAATTTTTGTAGCACGTCTGGTCAAGGCTGGTTACATGATCAAACGTGATGATACCGATGCAGAAATTGTGGATCGGTGGTTTCAAAATATCTGCAGGCATGTTGTGATGGAAACCTGGGAACAAGAACAAGCAATTCAAAAGTCTGGCATCTATGTACAGAGTCGCGACATCGGCGGTGGACGATCAGAGGTATCATGATATTCAATCACATCAAGCAACTCAAGGCAGAAGGTAAAAAAATTGGCATCACTTTCTCAACCTTTGACATGCTCCACGCAGGTCACATTGCTATGCTGTCGGAAGCCAAGAATCACTGTGACTACCTCATTGCAGGGCTGCAAACAGACCCAACTATCGATAGACCTGAAACTAAAAATCGCCCTGTACAAAGCATTGTTGAGCGACAGATACAATTGGCCGCATGCCGTTACGTTGATGAAGTTGTTGTGTATCAGACAGAACAAGATCTCATTGACCTACTGCTAATACTGCCCCTGGATGTGCGTATCCTCGGCGTAGAGTATGAAAACAAAAATTTCACAGGACGTAGCGAATGCAACGATCGCGGCATCCAATTAGTGTTCAACAGTCGAGATCATTCATTCTCATCCAGCAGCCTGCGCAAACGTGTGGTAGCTGCGGAAACATTCAAAGTGCTTAAAGGCCAAACGAATCCAGACACCGAATCTAGCAAGGTGATACAAGGATGGTAAATTTACTGTATGCCAATGGTTGTAGCCATACTGCTGCTGCCGAAGCAGTGGTACCAGAATGTTTTGCTGTAGACGATGGTAGGCATGGTATTGACCGCAGACCACATCCTGTTAATCTCAAGGCCAGCTGGTGTACAGTGTTAGGTCAAGCTATCAATGTACCTGTGATTTGTGATGCTGAATCAGGTGGAAGCAATCCCAGAATTTTGAGAACCACTAGACAATGGATCTCAAACAATCCAGACAAACTCAACAATGTGCTGATGATACTGCAATGGACAACCTGGGAAAGACAAGAATGGTATTATGACAACCGTTGGTATCAAGTTAATGCATCAGGATGGGATTGGGTGCCAGAACCACTTCGGCAACAGTATAGACAATTTGTAATTGATGTTGACTGGAATGAAGCCACCGAACGATGCCATCGTGAAATTTGGCAGTTGCATCAAGAACTTACAGATCTGGGTGTCAAGCATTTGTTTTACAGTGGACACAGCACTTTCAGCGACATTGAGACCAAACATGATTGGGGGGCAAGTTACATGGAACCCTACAACCGAAATGGCAGTTACAACGCTGTGCTAAAAAACAACAATTTTGATTATGTTAATCCAAAAACATTCCATTTTGGAGCGGAAGCTCATAGATTTTGGGGTCATTATGTGCTACAATACTTGCACAATCACAACTTTTTGACACCCAATGAAATATCTCCTGATTGACACTGCAAACTTGTTTTTTAGAGCTCGGCACCAGGCTCACCGAGCAGCAGACACTTGGACCAAATTGGGATTTGCTCTGCATCTAACCATGATGAGTGCCAACAAAGTGATCCGTCGTTTTGGTGCTGATCATGTGATTTTTGCATTGGAAGGGCGCAGCTGGCGCAAAGATTTTTACAAACCCTACAAGGCCAACCGAGCTGAGGCTCGTGGCGCCATGAGTGAAACTGAAGCAGAAGAAGATCGACTGTTTTGGGAAACCTACGATGAGCTGACTAAATACTTGTCTGCAAAAACAAATTGCAGTGTAATCCGTTGTGCCACTGCCGAAGCAGATGACATAATTGCTCGTTGGATTGCACTGCATCCTCAAGACGAACACATTGTTGTGAGCTCAGACACAGATTTTGTGCAATTGGTTGCTGCCAATGTACATCAGTACAATGGTATCACCGACGAACTGATTACTCTTCAAGGTATTTTTGATGCCAAAGGTAACCCTGTCATTGATAAAAAAACTAAACAGCCAAAAGCCCCGCCGGATCCGGCCTGGCTGTTATTTGAAAAGTGTATGCGTGGGGACACATCCGACAATGTATTCAGTGCATATCCTGGAGTACGTGAAAAAGGCACAAAGAATAAAGTTGGTCTCCGTGAAGCCTTTGCCGATCGCGAACGCCAAGGATTCAACTGGAACAATCTGATGCTGCAACGCTGGACTGATCACAACGGCCAAGAACATCGTGTGCTGGATGATTACGAACGCAATCGAGCCTTGATTGATCTCACTGCACAACCCCAGGCAGTGCAAAGCACAGTGGACAACTGTATTCGTGAACAAATATCACACAAGGATGTTGGACAAGTGGGAGTACACTTTCTGCGTTTTTGTGGACGGTACGAACTGACCAAACTCAGCGAACAAGCTGAGGCCATTGGAAAGTGGTTGAATCAAACATACAATGGAACTCTAAATGATCATAGCCAAACCTGTCATTAACAAACAATACTGGATTCTCAAACAAGATGATCGCAAGATTGGAAACATACAAGCTGGTCCTGACGGTTATCGTGTAACGATTCTAAACAAAACTGCCAGCTACAAAACCATTCCATCTCTGAGTCGACACGAAAAAGTCGAATTTGAAAAACCCAGCGATCCAATCAAACCACAGCTCAATCAAGTGCACGGTTTTCCCACTGGTTGTAAAACACACAACGGTCTTTGGAATGTGCAGTTGAAACTGCCATTGTTTACCAAAACTGCCAAATCCAAAAGTTGGTACGCTGCTGGATGGTACAAGGTCAAACAACATCGAACATGGAAAGTTGTTCAGAATCCCAAACTAATTGTGCTAGAACGTTATCCTTTCAAAGGACCATTTCATACCGAGGAGCAGGCCCGTGACCAATCCGTTTTGTGACCAAGAAAAATTCATGCGTGCCTGTGATCAAAGTGTCACAGGCAATCAAGCACAATGGGATATGTATTGCAATCTCATCCAAGAAGAATTCACAGAACTTCAAGAGGCCGAGGATGACGAAGCGGCCTTGGATGCTTTGATTGATATTCTAGTGGTCACCATTGGCGCCATTCACTCCATGGGCGCAGATGCCGAAGGAGCATGGAAAGAAGTCATGCGCACCAACTTTGCCAAAATTGACAAGGACACTGGCAAGGTTCGCAAGCGTGAAGATGGCAAGGTACTCAAGCCACAGGGTTGGACTCAGCCCGACCTCAAACCTTTCTTGAAGAAAAAATGAAAACCAGAGAACAAATCATCACTGACATGTGTTATACATGGAGACATGACTATGGTCTTGATCGACAGGAGCATGATGGTCTAATCACAGCTGGCATCACCAAAAACCAACGTGAGCAATTATGGCACCAAATGGCTCAAATCTATGATAACTGTATTGCACCAGTGATGGAACCCAAACGCTCAAGCACAGGAGCATGGGAAAAATATCAATGGACCAATTGGAGCGAACCATGAGCTTACATATCAATAGATTCATTGACAGCGTCAAAGCACACGAGTCTCGTGGACAAAAGGACTTTATCATGCCCATGAGAGATGCCAAAGATTTACTGGGCGATATAACCAAACTGTTGTTGGCTCTAGAACAGACCAGAACTGCGGCCAGCACCAGTGCCGAACCTGTGACCATTGAACTGTCTGGCGGCGGCTTTAAAAACTCCTAGTTTATGGGATAAATAAATGCGGAGAAAAAATGAGCAGACCCAAACCCACAGTGTTGATTGAACACACCAACAAACAGACCTACAAAACTGAACAGGTACTGGCGTCTGAAGGTGTGTGGGCAGTGTTTTATGACAACAAACCAATCAACCTCAAAACTGGCAACATGCTCACTCAATATCCTGGACCCAAATACAAAAAAGTCAGCTTCAGCAATCCAGGGCATGCCAAAAACTTGGCCAAAAAACTCAATGCACAATTCAAGACCACAAAGTTTACAGTGGTGCTGCTGACACAAGGGGCGCAAGTGTACCCTGATGTCCAGTAAAGACGCAATCACCCGTCAGATTTTAGAACTGCTGCCTGTTGGAAGTCGCATTGACTTTGAAGACGCTTACCAACGTTGGTGGCTGGATTTTAGACCACAAGGGGGCATGCGTTTAACCCCGGCTGGGTTTGACACTTTGTGTGCTGTTGGCGCATTTCAAACACATTGTTTTGACGTACCTCCAGCATTGTTGGCCACGCCTCGGCATTTAATTACATTGAATCGCAAACTTGATTGTCCTTACTTTATCAAGTCAGGCAAAAAACCACAGCTATTGGTGCTAGGCAGTGAACAGGCCATGATGTTGGCTCTGTATGGCGATTTGAACAAGTGGTTAGACTTTTTGCAGCGACAATGATTCGCAGTCTCGAATCAATGTTTGTTTGATCCATTGCAGATAACCCTGCATCACGTGCTGTCGATTGTGTTCGATGCGACTTTGCACACCAGCCAAATTGCCTGGATCAGTCACAAAGTCTCGATTGGCAGTCAATGCCTGTTGGATACGCTGATCATTGGACAGCCAGTCATAGCTGGTGTCAATCAAATCTTCAAACATGTCAAAGCCAAAATCTTTACAGTCTTGTACAATGCCAGGATGGCCTATGATCAACGGAATCTGACCAGCCCAGAAAGCATACAGTGTTTTTTCACTGATCACAGCTGGCCTGGCATTGTACTCGCTTTCGGTCACAATGTTCACGGCCGACTGCTGATAAATGGGCAGCAATCTTTCAAAGTTATCATAGTTTTCAGTGCCACGATAGGTTTCGTAGGACCATTGAGCCAAAGCAATTCGATTGCCAAGACTCAGTGTGCCGTTGGGCCAACTCTGCACTATCTTGGCTACTTCTACTCGGTGCGGCAAAGTTTTGCCGTTGAGACACTGCCAGCTCTTGGTTTTGGGCAATGAGAATTTGTTTTGCCAAATATGTGGCCTTTGCAACAACTCATGTATGGTCAACCAATTGTGGCTGGCAAAATTTAGTATTTTCACTGGTCCTTGGTAGACCTTGTGCATGCCATGGGGATAGCACAACACAGCCACTCTGTGTGCCTGCGATCCATAATGTTTTTCTATTTCTTCCAGTTCACAGCAGCCAATGGCTGTGCTGGTCACACGATCTTGAAAATGCAATATCAGCCAAGGTCTATGATCAAAGTCTGGTAGGTTCAGTGCCCAACCTTGCGTGGTCCAAGGCTGTTGCAAACTGTTCCATTGTATTTTGGCTTCAATGCCATGCGTCTGCAATGCTTCTAACACAAATTGCTGATAGTTCATGCTCTATTTAATAAGTATGACATGTACTGGAACAATCCTCTGCAGGAATTTCATTGGCCTGGACCACAAGATCCCATAGCCATGGGGCTGCATCAAGGCGCTCATTGTTTGTTTTGGAATCCTGAATGCAGTGTTGCCAGCATGTGTACCACACAGACGCTGGCTGACTTATGCGATTGGGCCAACATGTGGCTTCAACAAGACGGCGCAAAGAACTTTTTGGCAGAGCCGCGCAATCACTATGATGCTGCCAATCTGGTCAAGCTCAATCTTTGGATCCGTGACATCAAACAACAAGGTATAGTAAAGCCGTTTTTGGTGCTGGATCAAGGCGACGGGTCTTATATAGCCGGCAACGGAGATTCTCGTTTGCGCTGCCTTGAACGGTTGCCGCACATTCACACTGTGCCTGGATTTGTCAGCACCTGCAGTCAGCGAGCACACCTGTACTCAGCACTGGAACCAATCACCACATTTGATAGATTTGCTGAGCTGTGTGGTGCAGAGCCAGGGCAACTGTTTATTTTTCGTTTCACAGATGTCAATGCACCCTATGGCATATATTGGTATGAGTTCAACAGTGCTCGAACCAGGTCAGTGACACCTAGCGAAACCCAGTGTCTGCAATGGCTAGATGCATATTTGCAACGCCACCCCCAGGTGTTGATCACTGAGCAGTGGTTTGATCAAGCCATTGATTGGCAAAGTATGTAAAGCCAGTTTTGATCATGGCCTGCCATTGCTGATCTCGTGGCAAGTCTGGTACGGTGAACGGCATCCAAGGCAAAGAATCATTGCAATGTCCAGTGAATCCTTTTTTGGGTTCGATCACAGCATGGGGCCAATGTTTTAAAAATTGGTGACGTATCAGTGGTTTGCCGCGACGCAGTGTCATGGGTAGACTCAGAGCAAACTTTACAATTTTTGGGTGCACAAAAGGTGACCTGGGTTCTATGCCGTGGGCCATGGTACAAACGTCAATGCCACGTAGGTCCACCGCACCAATCTGTGTGACATAATCCATCAACAGTGTGGCTGGCTCTGCTTGCCCTTGATGCGCAGTTAAACACTGCTGCCACAGACGGTCAGCGTCAGCGTCCTGGCCAAAATTGCTGTAAGGACTGGCGCTGTGATCAGTGGTGTAGTTCAGTTTTTGGTAAACTCCATACCCACCAAACAATTCATCGGCACCAGCACCAGTGAACAGTATTCGTTGCGCACAGTGTTGTGCCACAATCCATTGACCAACAAAACTCCAACTCTGTATGGGCATTAGGGTACGTCGACTCACTTGTTCAAAGGCCTGCGCCCATTGTTCGGCAGTGACGTTGATCATGGTAAGTTGTGACTGTTGCTGTGGGCTCAACAGTTCAGCACAGTGTTGGCTCACAGGATCTTTGCCCAGCATGTTGGTGGTATAATAACTGGTATCAGCAGGCAAACTGGCTGCAATCACACTGCTGTCAAGGCCGCCTGAAAAGGTACAACCCACTGGCTGTGTGGCTGTCATGTCTGAAATCACTTTGTTCCAAAGAGGTTCATACTCTTCCCAAGCTTGATCAACAGTTTCAATGCCACTGTGCTGCACCCAGGAAAACACACTGTCAATGCTGCTGACTGCACCGTTTTGGTTGTACAACATACCTGGTTCACAGCGCTGGATGCCAGCCCAAGGCGTGGTTTTCCAAGTGGGCCAATGTTTGGTGGTGTAATCAGTGACCACTGGCGCACTGTTGATGTAGGTCAAGATAGCTGCCACTTCAGAGCTCACAATCAAGATATTGTTGTCTTGATAACGATACAGACAGCGTTCGCCCTGTGGATCTGTGGCATACACCACTGAGTCACTGTCACTGTAGATCCAGGCCCAGGGTCCTTCAAAATAAGTGAGTTTTTTGAACTGTGCATCTTTCACAGTTCTGTAGATCAACTCAGTGTCGTTGCTGTAAGATCCAAACCATCGGTAGTTGTAGATTTCTCCGTTGAAAGCAAAAAAATCACTGCTGTGCCTGTTGTAAAATTCATCGCTGCCAGTGATTTGCAACACTGTTTGAGCACAGAAAACACGGTCACTGTGTTGATAGCGATAGAAATCTGGACCGCGACTTTGCAAAATGGCCACGGCTGCAAGATGTTGCTCCAGCGGTATTGTGGCCGTGCTTTTTACATAGAGGACACCACACATGTCATTGAATTTTTTCTAACACTGTGGGCCACCATGCAGCAAAATCTTTTGGCCATGACTGTTTCATAGTGATCAGTTGCTGTTGATTAGTTTCAGCAGCTTGCTTGGCTCGATCAACAGGACATTGAGCCTGCATGCGCTCTACAGCTTCTACACCTTCAAACAAAAAATCTACCATTTTGTCTCCGTAGGCAGCGGTGCGGTTTTCAATCATGCTGTCATATCGGTGTTCGACCACGTCGTGCATCATGTCAAACCCCAAACTGGTTAGATAAGCCACTGTGTGTTTGCCAGCATACAACATACATGGCACAGGCAGACACAAAGCTCTAAAAGTTTTTTCGCTCAGCGCAATGGTGGTATCACTGGAATAGGTTTCAGTGACCAAGTTCATATAGGCACTGACATGCAAAAGTTCGTGATCAAGATTGTGATTTTTAAATGGCACGTTAGGCCATAGTTGATCATAGGTCAGTTGGTAAACTTGTTGAAATTGTTCTTCTAACTTTTGCCATTGTTGTTGAAAATTGTTTTGCAGTCCAAAGGCAGTGCTGTTGTCTCCGTCCCAGGCCCAGCAATTGAAATTTACATAGTCAATTTGGTCTGCATTGGGCATGTTCATTGACCGCAAGCACAGTTCCAGAAACAACAACATGCGTTTGGCATCTAGTCGATTTACACTGAAGTTAAATCTTCGATCTGGATGCCATTTATCCAGTGTGGGTTGGTGACTGTAAATACCAAAAAAGCTTGAGGGCAGTTGACACACCTGATATTGTGTGGGAACGTTAACACGATTGTCAGTGATTACCACTGTGCGTGTATCAAACAAATAAGGCAACGCTGTGGAGTAGTTGGTGCTGCATGTAGAAAAATCATCAACCAGGCAAGTGATCACTGTGCGGTCACCGCGCTGCCATACTTTGTTACTGGAGTCACAGGCTGTGTAGCCAAGGGCAATCAGCGAGCTGCGGAAAAAATCCATTAAGACATTTTCGTGCCAGATACATTGACTTTTTGTAAAAATTTCTCCATTGTAGATACTGTGATATAGGTCAACCATGTTGTTACTTATAAACCACAGAAAACCCTGGAAAAATAGTGCAAAATCAGTGGCTTTTTTACAACAATTTTGAGGTTGACCCAATTTTGCCAAAATGCTATAATATGGGCATGTTAAGAAAAAAGCGTTCGGATCGATTGCACATCGTTTACTGCATCCAGATTGGGCTGGAGTCGTATATCGGTATCACTGCCAAGACTCAGCGCACCATCAACATGAGCCTGCGCTCGCGTATCAACAAGCACATCTATCGTGCTCGCACCGAAGACAAGAGCTGGCGTCTGTATGAAGCCATTCGTGCAGCCGGTGAGGGTGCTGTGAACTATGCCATCGTTGAAATTGTGCGTGGCAAAGATGTTGCTCACCGGTTGGAGCGTGAGCTGATTCGCGAGTATCAGCCTGAGCTGAACACTGACGTTCGCGTGAAATTGGTTGACCAATAATTTCCGTTTTGCTAAAATAGAAGCATAGTAAGAAACAAGGAGCCACAAATGGAACAGTTCAAATCTTGGGAAGAAATGTCTGCACTAGAGCAAGCTCAATGCATGTATTGGGACATGTACAAGGATGCCTATGGCGTTCGCCCCCGTGGTATGGATACTTCCACTTGGACCCTTGAGGACTTTGACGCTGAGTTCAAAGTGCTGGGTCAAGCCATCCAGCGCGAAGAGATTGCTCGCCGTGCGGCTGAAGCTGAGGCTATCGTGCGGTTTGAAGACCGTGTGGCCAATCTCATTCACCCTGGTACCAACCGCGAGCGTGTGATTGCCTGGCTCATGGACGCCGAAGGCGCCACAGGCGACTACGAATATTTCTGTTATTGCGTGGGCTTGCCCTACGGTTATTTTCGAAAGGTAGCATAATGATGCTGAGCAACTACACTTTGCAACCGCAAGAGTATGAAGGCAATCTCTACGACCAACGACACGGCGGTC